TTATTCTAGTTGTGAGGTTGTCACTTGCACTGATGAACGTCCTTGTAGTAATTGTAGAGACCAATGGGCTGAAGATAATTACTACTATGATTGTAGAGAAATGAGTAACTTCACATGGCGTTGTAGCCGAGACTGTTATTGTGATTGTGTGTGTAGTAGTAGTAATCACATTGATGGTGAGAAAGTATCACAACCAATGCCGACTAAAGAACTAATGCATTATATTAATAACTTCTATCCAGAAGAAACTAACAGTACTTGTGGTGCTCATAAACATACGAGTGTCACTAATTCTGTCAAAAACTATTCAATACTAATGGAAGAACAATTCAGCGAGTTTATCATACTAGCATTATTTAAATGGGCTGAGTGTCTAGGTGTTAGAAAATCATCTAGCTTCTACCATAGAATGAATGGTGAAAACAGTATGTGTGTCCCAAGATACAGAGTATATGATCAGTTCATGGCTTATGATAAACCTGATGATAG